GCTGTGTTTTGACCAATAGCTGCTTGTGTTACACCAGAAATTGTTGATGTGCCAGCAGCAGTTACAGCCACTTTAAACAGCGCATCTGGATCATCCAAAACATAAGCCTGAATGTCAGAAGCTGTAATAGCGCCTGGATAATACTGTTGTTGCAACAACTGTTTGGTTGTTGGGTTTGTGAACTGACAACCCAAGAAAATACCAACTGCATCGGTTGCGGTAGCTGTGGTTGAAACTTTGCTTAAAGTACCACCTGTGTTTAGGCGTACAACATCACCAGAAAAAATGGCGGTTGTAGAGCCTGAAGCGATAGGAAATAAGCGAGTTGAACCAGCAAATACCTGACCACCAATCAAATTGATTGGCTGGAACCCATAAGGTCCGTCTACGGTAGGATAAGCCATTTGTAACTCCTAATTAAGTTTAATTACCTTTTCCAAAGCTAGTCGTAGATTTACGCTCTTTAAAGAGTGGCATCCTTGCATCACTTTGGCGCATTAAATTATTGTCTACCGCCTCAATTTGAGAATCACTTTGTTTAACATAATAATCATTACGTTGGTCAACTAACTCTTTTGGGGCTTTGCAAAGCAATAATCCGCCAATCTCAATGTTGTCGGAGAACCGACTATTTGGATCGACTAACAGTTTAAAGTGAGGTTGCTCTTCAACTGATACTGGCTCCCAATGCTCTCTCAGTTTCGATGAGAGATTGCGTGGGTCAGCCTGACCATTTAAAGAAACACGAACCCAATGGTACTTGTAACCTGGTTGCTTATCTGGCTCGGGCAGAAGTTCGGGTGGCGCCCACTGCTTTGGACGCTCCGCTTTCACTCGGTTATCAATTTCTCGTGGTACTCTGTTCTCAGCCATTATTGGCCTCCTTTAATCAATTCCTGGGCATACTGCTCAGGCGTTAAACCAAGTTTCTTAGCCAAGTTAATCTGCGATGTCTTCAGCCTCACCTTTTTTGAAGATGTGCTTCGGGTCGCAGGGGCGACTACGTTACTCGGTTTTCTCGTCTCCACCTCTACTTCATCGTTGAAGTTTTCAGGGAAACGTTTACGCATCGTTGCGTCAATACGTTTGTAATACTCATCAGTCGTAGCATAGGCCATACCGTTTTCCTTTACGAGCTTCTCGTGAACTCCTAAAGCCAAACTGGTCATTTCTTCATCTTGACCGAACCAGGTGTTAGATTCTCTCCATTTCTCTGCTTTCGCATCAGATTGTGGGCGTTTCTGTTCCTGTTCTGGGATTTTTACCTCATTTTCATACTCTTGTAAAGTGTTTTTTGTTGGAACAAAACGATCTGCCTCTTGCACTTTCATCTTTGCTTCTGTTAACTTCTCATTAGCGGAGATGATACGATCTGTATCGCCAGCCTCATAAGCCTCACGATATTCACGTTTTGCCATTTCTACTTCTTTTTGGGCAGAGTCTTTGTAAGTACTAATTAACTGCTCTTCACCAGAAGTTAAGCGCTTTTTCAGGGCTTTGTTCTCTTCTAGGATCCTACGGGCAAGCTCAACAGCCTCTTCATGCTCCCGCTGTGCAGCCTCTTTAGCACGGCGTTCATCGTGCATAACCTTCCTGACTTGGCTAATTTTCTTTTTAGCCGCATCCGAATAGTCTTCTAGCTCATCGACTTCTGCCGCTGCTACGAAATCTGGGTCAGACGGTTTCTTACCCCTATCTTCTGGAGGGGTATCGTCTTCTATTTCAATTTCAAAGCCTTCGTCAGCTTCGACTTTAACTTCGGTTTGTTCATCTGGGAACTTAAATTCGTTTTTTTCAAAATCAGGCATCGTACCTTCTCCTATTTACGTTTAATACCACGGGGGTCTAAAACTACACCTTCTACAGAATCGTCATTAATGATCCTGAACTCACGCCCATGGATTATTAATCGGGTTCCAGCATTAGGTCTTATCAAAATGAAATCGCCCTGTTTGCACCAAGCTCCTGTAGGGAACCGTGACGGATCCTTATAGCAATCTGGTCCAAGGTCTACTACGAATAGAACCGTGGTTAGGACTTCTTCATATTGGATGGTTTGGTCTGCTTTTAGTAGACCGCTTTCGTACTCCTTTTCAATCTCTGGAATGGCGCATAGGATGCGGTATCCAGAAGGTTTAGGGAGTTGGCTTGCTTTATCTTCGGCTGTCATCGTAACTGAGCCGACTACTACGGGGCTATCGGGGTTCGTACCGATAAGGATTTCACTCATCCGAGTTCTCCATTCTTTGTTTAAGGTCTAATGTGTACTGCCGAGCAGTGAGCAGACCTCGGATCTCACCACACGTTTTTTTATACTCTTCAAAGGATTGGGCATTTCCGTTGCTTACTCCGTCTCTGAGTTGTTCAACTTTTTCGTCTATTTGTTGAACTAATACTTCAAAAGCGTCCATTATTCACCTTTCGTAGGTTTAGACTCTTTGATTAACTTCAGCATTTCCATCGCTGACTTTTCCTTAGACTTCGCAATCTCTACGCCGAGTCTTGTTCCGTCTGCCTCTAATCGAGATTCAATCTCATCTTTTTCTTTAGAGATTTTGGCTCCAAGTTTGTTGCCTTCGATCTCTGCCTGAGTCTCGATTCGCTCCTTCTCTAACGCCAACTGCGCTGCTCGTAACTGGGCGTCTACCTGATCTTTCTGTACTTTTCTTTGTACTTCTTGACCTTTGATAGCCAGCTCTTGCTGTTGCATTTGGATGATAGGATCTTGCGCCTGTTGAGCAGCTTGCTGTTGCGCAGCTTGCTGTTGGTTCTGGAGCAATACCTGTTGAGAAGCCTGTGCAACCAAACGGGAGATCTGGACTTCGTATTCCTCTGGAAGCTCTTCGTCTGGTTTTGGTAGGGGTGCGCCCAACTGTTGTTCGACCATAAGTCGGTACTTAAACCCATAATGTTCGGCAATATGGGCTTGCATAGCGGCAGTAATCTGGTTTGCCATCGGATTTTGACCAATCATTTGTGCTGTCAATGGGTCATTTAAGAAAGACATATGAGCCGTAATATGGGCATCTTGATCCTGATAGATGAATGCTTTTAGTGGTTTTCCGCCTAAAGCATCCATGTTTTCGCTGATTGGATCCTTTGGTTTATTGTCGTCATGCAACGGCACTAGCTTTTGGGCGTTCTTAATACCCAATACCTCTAGCATTTGACGGTGTAACTGTGGCAAATCATAGATCTGTGGGGCGCCTTGAGCTAATTGTAGGACTGCCTGATACTGCACAATCTTCTGTGCCATGGTTGCAGCGTTTGGATCGGAGACGGGTATGACGTCTACTCGGTCATAGTCTGATTTCTTAGCTCTTGGGCTACCTTCTTCTGGCTCATAGTTGTATTCATCAGGGGTGTAATCACGGATGATGTCTCGTAATAAGCCTAACTCCTGTTTGAAAGAGTAGTGAATGCGGGCTTGTACCGCACTCATGACTTTTAGGGTTCTCTCCAGAATGGCAAGGGTAGTTCCTACGGGTGCGTTGGCACTCATGTCCGCTACCTTCATATCGGCTACGGAGGCAAAACGGCGTCCTTCTTCTACGATAGTGCCGAGTAAAGAATAGAGAACTTGGCTTGGTTCCTTGTATGGAAGTGCCATTAAGTTATCTTTTAGGACTCCCGATGGGACGTCCATATCCCTAAATTCACCTGGGGCGATTGGGGTGTCATCACCTTTAATACGGGCGCCTTTTGTTTTAAATCCGCCAGGCAAGTTTGCGAGTGTCCCTGCATCCACGAGTTGCCGAATAAGACTAGTACCAGACTTAGCAAAAGCCCCGACAAGATGAATAAGACCAAAACAGTAGAAACCAAAGCCAGGCACGTAACCATAATGGACGAAATGATTTCTCTTTTGTTTTGTCTTATCTTCTGGACGCCAGTTCCTGCGGATTGCCAAAACTGCCTGAGATCCTTTTTCAATCGTAACAACATATGGGAGAGCAATTTCATCTTCATCTTCGTATCCTGGTAAGTTCAAGTCTACGTGCATCTCAAGGAGCTTATAGCGATCATCTTGAGTAGCAGAGAAGCCCATCTTTTGGGCAATCTTCTTTTCGACTTCATCTAAGGAATCGTCTGGCGCACCGAGATCTATATCTCGATAAAAGCCAGCAACTTGTAATCGTTTTATTTCGTTCTCCGTCTTTCTCATAACGTGTGTTACACGGGGAGAAGACTGAAGACTTGATACCCCATAAGGAACTACTACGTCCTCAGCGGGAATAAACATGGAGACCTGTCTTTCTAGGGCAGGGTCGTAATATACTTTCTTAAAGGCGTTACCCGCTAGACCTAATCCCCAGATCATTCTTTCATGTTCAGGTCGGAATTCTGTCATCACATCTGTTAGCTGGTAGTTCATATCATCTTGAACTCGCTGGGCAGCTTCTTTAATCTGTGGTGTTTCTTTTCCAACAATGGTTGTTCTTACAGGTCCCTGAGCAGGGAAAGTCTCCATAATAGTTTCGGCTTGGAACTTCACGAGGGCTTCCGATAGGAGTGGGTGGTATACGCCGCAGGCTCCTTCCCATGGTTCAGTCCTCTCTTCGATCTTCATTCCAAGGAGTTCTAATCCATCGACATAGGTTTGCATCCAGTCTTTGCGGGAGGCAATGTCATCGCCAAATTCACTGATTAAATCCCCAGCTAACTGAGCTAATTCGCCGTCATCCATATACTCCGCTAGGTTGGCGTCAAAGTCTTCGTCTGATGGCTTTTCTTTTTCTATCTCAATTTCAAGACCATCTATTCCGATAGTTACGGACTCTGGGTCTTCGATCTCAATTTCAATATCTGGTGGGGCATTTAACAATTCTTCTGCAATCCCAACTGGGGCTTGATATAGACTTTTTTCGATTGACATAATATTCCTTAGTAGTAAGCCATTTTGCGTCTAAACATTTGTGGCTCGTCTTTTTCATCTGTATCTAGACGAATAAATCCGCCTTTCCTAAACCGAATCAATGCTTGTGTACTAGAGTCCACTAAGTCATCGTGTTCTGAATTTGGAAATGCCGCCATCTCTTCTATTACTTCCTCCGCCCACCGTGTCGCTGGCGCCCACACTTTCCCAGAGGCAAACAGATCTGACACAGAATTAATACGAGCAATCTTATCATTACCACGAGTGGGCGTAAACTCTTGAACTGGTATTCCTCGCTGTCTTAATTCATATATTAGTGGGGAACCTGCTGCTTTTGCCTCCACAACGAAGGCATCTGGCTCCCATTCCATGTAATGTTTATACGCTCTTTCCTTTAATTCTGGAAATTCCATCCGTTGTTTGAAGGCATCTAACAAAATCACGTGGGGATCGTCTTCGTTTTCATTCATATAGAAAACTCCCCAAGTCGTACACGCAGAATAGTCGCTTCTTTCGTTTTTTGTGAAGGCAGTATCCCATGATTGGATGACAAAATCACACCGAGGTGGGTTTTCTTTCTCCCAGATCTTCCACCATTCCCGTTTTACGATGGCGCCTTCCTCAGAAGTCGGTTGTTGTTGGTACTGGGCGTTCCATTTTGACAGCGGAAGCTCTAGTTTCAGGGCTTCTAGCTCTTCTATGCTCCAAAATTCAGGCCAAAGTGGGTTTCCAGAGGGGAGAATTGCAGGAAAGTCGATGATTTCCCACTCTTCTCCGTCTTTATCTATCCAGCTTTTGACGATTCTTCCCGTTAAATCCCGTTTTGCCCAGCGTGTCATCACCACAACAATGCTTCCGCCTGGTTGGAGACGCTGACGAGGACCTGAGGAGTACCACTCAAAGACTTTATCGTAGACTTCTGGGTTCGTAGAAGCTATAGCCGCCTCTTGTTCGGAGTGTGGATCGTCAATAATTAACAAATCCGCACCCTTACCAGTAACCGTACCCCCTACACCGATAGCGAAATACTCCCCGCCATGATTAGTGTTCCAGCGACCCGCTGCTTTGGAGTCCTGTTTCAGTCCTACGTTTGGGAACACCGTGGAATAAATCTCAGAACCTACTAAGTTCCTGACCTTTCTTCCAAAACCGACCGCTAATTCCGCAGTATTAGAACACTGGATGATCTTCTTATTCGGGTACTTTCCTAAAAACCAGGCAGGAAGAAGAAAGGAGGCAAACTCAGACTTAGTATGACGAGGAGGCATATTAACAATAAGACGTCTGATCTTTCCATTTACGATCTCCTCAAATTTTTTCGCCATGACTTTGTGGTGTCTGCCGTCTACAAAGCTGGGCCACATCTGTTTAACAAACGGTAGGAAATTACTAGTCGCCTTCTCCCGCATAAGAGAATCTCTGTACTCCAAGGCAGTCTTTAGGAGTACCTCTTGTTCCTCTGGAGGAGCTTGCGCTATGAGCTTTTCTAGTTTATTCATCTATTAGATCACTTAGATTTCTAAACTTAATTCCAGAAGGTCTTAACGTCCGCCGCTTATTTGGGATCTTTTTACAGGCACCGATCTTGACTAACTCATTAATCAGGCGGGAAACATTACTCCTACTCCTGTCTTTAGAGACCATCATAATCTCATCTATAGAAGGACTATATCCGTACTTCTTCCACCACATCTCTATGACAAGATAGATATCCTGTTGTCTGGGCGTCACTTCATCCCCCAGAAAAACTTCTTCGCCCGCTTAGACCACCGCACACGGAATATAAACTTGCCCGCCTTTATGACAAACCCAAGGCTATGAGGATCAGAAGGAGGATATACATTAATCCCATTAAGAGGATCTAAACCCTCTATCTTCCACCAGAACAGATTCCAACCGTAGTACCACCGATAGTTAACAAATAAGACTTTTTTATTAAACATACCCCCCTACCCCTTTTCTTTCCAAACAGTGACGGGGGGTGTTTCTATATCCTTACTCTTTCCTTCTTCCCAATTATTTGTACCCCCCACCCCCTCTTCTTTAGACTCTTTTGAGGGTGGATTCGCTCCCTCGTCTTGCGACTTGGTAGGTGGAAACGTTTCCACTTCACTTTTTTCTTCTTCAGAATCAGTAGGTTGCAAGGGGTGATTTTCAGAATCAGTAGGCTCAGAGGCGTCAGGAGAGACGGATTGAATGAGTGGAATACTATGTATTACAGATCCCTGTTCGGCGTGGTCAATATCGGGGGGTCGGGTGGTGGTGGGTTCTCCGTCTTGGGGTTCTGATTCGCTTAGATTCTGACCTGACAATTCCCTCAGCAGACTGTCGCCTGAATCGTCTAGTTCCTTTGCGTCTATATTTATGATCGTCTTTAATTGCTCTAGTAGTCTTTCCTTGATCTTGCTAGATTCATGTATTACCCGTGTTTCCTTGCGTTCTGTGAATGCCCCGACCTCGCTAACCTTACCCAACAATTCCAAGGATCGTATGCGTTGTGCGTCTTTCACCTCAGGATTTAGGGCTAGTTCTGTCAGTTGATGTATTACTAACTCCCTTAATCTTTCGGGTTTTTGGTATTCCCTCGCCTCAAATGCCCTACTATATGCCTCGATCATATTCTTTACATTGTCGTTGTTTGATACCTTATGAGCATTTACGGCTTGAGTAGATTTCTTTCCCTTAGTGTCATAGGCGATTCTATAAGCCACAGTCTTTGGTTTTCCTAGTGCGACCTGTTTAGCGAATATCTTCTGTTTATGAGTGAGTTCCCTAGAATTGGCTGATCCTAGTAGTAATTGCTCTATTGGGATATTCTCTAATCCCTCTTTTATTTCTCTCTTGCTGATCTTTGCCATATGTATAAATTGCGGTCTTTTTAGTTTGGTCTTGGTTATGTAAATCGGTGGTAAATCGTAGGTCTAACATGAGAACAAATCATATACCTATTTTCTACTGTATGCAATCACAGGGCTGTATATAAAAACATTAGGGAAAGTCATAGGTGTTATTTAGTGGGAATAAGTAAACAAAAGTATTGACAAGCCCGTTAAGTAGTATAGAATGCAATATGTAGTCTTTATCAATGTATTGTATTTATTGGAGGTTTTATGGTTTACAAATTGAACATTAAACGGGATCTAGAAATTACCCCGTTATGGAATGACGAGGGAAACGAGTATTTTTTATGGTTGCCTTTTGGTTATCGGTTTTCTGATGATTTGGTGCATTGTAGGGGATTCGATACCCTAGCAGAGGTAAAGACTGCGGTCAAAAATGATGTAATCGACTGCGATTGTGCAGAGTGTGCAGGACATAAAAAAGGAACAGGAGTTTAACCATGTTGGGATCAATAGAAAAAGCAATAACAGAAAGAATTGTAAAAACTGCATTAAATGCGGGCTTGCGTGTTGGTGCATATGCTGACGATTCGGCGGACATTGAACCGACCGACAATCTAGCGGACATCTTGGAGAGTGCCTTTGCTTACGATTGCGTGGATTTGATTTTGCAAAGCGATAACGAGCAAATCGGGTTTATAGCACTCAATTACTTTAATGACGGGTTAGACATCATTAGCGACTATTCCACAGTTTTAGAGAAGTTTGTAGGCGGTATCAGTTTTAAACAATTAACTATTGACCTTTAAAGGAGTTTTTTTCATGAACTTAGAACTAACTTTTTATTCTGATCCCTCGCATGGATGGGGTCAAATTCCACACCATTTAATTGACGATCTTGGAATCGGGCCAAAAATTAGCCGATATTCCTATAAAGACCAAGATTGTGCCTACTTAGAGGAAGACTGCGACCTCAGTCTTTTTATGCGATCAGCAGAGGCAAAGGGTTGGAAGATCACATTTAAAGAACGCAATTTTAACCACGATTGTGCTATCAGAAATTACAAACGCTATACAGGAGTTTAAAAAATG